AAAACATAGGTACTCCCGTTATAAATGTGGTGACTATTTTATAGGAGAATATGGGATTAAATCAAGAATAATTCGTTATAACTCGGAAAACTTCGTCTAGTTGAAAAGGTTGTATCTGGTGTAAGTATGGTTTCAATTTTACGCCCACGTTCGCTAGTTCAATAGCATCCTCCGCTTGATACAAAAACAATTCTGCGGGGGTTTCTGGGTTTTTTTGTTTACGAATCAGAATCCACGCGCTTGCGTGGGAGTGTCGGGTCAACCAACTGATCTGATGCGGACGTAATCCCACCTTGTTAGCGGTGATAACTTTTAGTTCGATAAAATGAAAGTGCCCACTCTTATCACAGATACATAGGTCAGGGACTCCGGCGGTTGCTGTGCTTTCGATCCTAGTGGACTTCAACCCCATCGTCGAAGTCTTCATCCATCTCCGAATCTGGTCCCAAAAGTCTTTCTCCAGTTTGATCGGATTCTCCTTCTCTGGGGGTAACGTCCCTGATCACCGGTGCGGTGTACTGCTCTTTTAATTCTGCCAAAGCTTTTTCAACTTCTTCCTTGCTCATACTGTCAATCGAGCCATGCCTGATTTCGGATTTGTTAATATAGATGTCGCCCTTTGCCTGACCTCTACGGTACTCCGCCTGAACCGCAGCAGAGTATGCTCCGTTCTGCAAAGCTTGATCTCGAATAATCTGCATATCCCGCAAGTGTCTCTGGTAAGTAATCCCAAACTTCTGGTCCAATTCATCACGATAAGATTTGATCGCGGCAACTACGTGGGGACTGATGTGCGGGTTGGTCAGTTCATAGGCTCTGGTATGGGCACTCGTTTCAGGATACCCCGCGTTGATCGCCGCCTCTCGAAGAGTGATCTGTCCATCGTTGGAAACAAGTTCTTTGACAAACAGTTCTTGCCGCCGAGTCAACGGACTAGAAACAGAGGATTTGGGCCTGCCCCTTGTTCGGGGGACAGGATCAGATTTTTTCAACGCTCTCTTTGCCATATAACAAGTGAACCTCAGTTAAAGTCTAGCAAAGTCTAATCCACGTTATATAGAAATGAAAATAAAAAATAAAAAAAAACTGATTCAGGCCCTTTAACGCAGTTTTGATATTTTGGACAGTTACACATGTCAAAAATTACAAAATAATTTGTAACGAAAAAAGTAACTTATAAGTAGTTGTTTTAATTACTTATTATGCCCCGGTTACGCCGGTTACGCCGGTTACGCCTTGAAAATAAAAAAAATAAAAAAAATAAATTTCTGGCTATATAAGTAGATATGTTGTTTTCAACAAAAAAACCCCGCCGAAGCGGGGCCTTGGTCCGTGGGCTAATACCCCGGCGGGATTGTCCCAGCTAGAAACATTTTTCACTCCTCCTTTGCAATGAGTCTTTTGAGTTCCCTTTCTTTACCCAATAACCTGTCATCAAAATAAGGGGCTTGTGTTTCTAATTTTTCTTCGATTTCTTTCAGCATTTGTTTCATTTCTTCAACGTTCATCGTTCTCGCCCTCAAAATGGTCCACAATCTTTTGAGCACTTTCGATGCAAGTTTTGACGTTAGATGCGAAAGGCTCCTCTAATCGTGCTTCGAGGCTAATTAGTTCAAAGCGGATTGCCTTGGCGTGTTTCAAAAGTTCTTCGTTCATTCTTCTGTCCTGAGTTAGTTGAGGTGGCAATAATCCCATACCCAGGATGAAAAGTCCAGAACTTTATCCCCAGTCTACTTCTACACCTGAATCCCATTCTTCTTTTTCGGATTGATGTTCTTCTAAACGGTCCACCTCTACAAGTTTGCAATTTGCTCCCCCTTCCAAAGCTTCTCCCACATAGCCGTACCACGCGGTGCTGTCGCCGTCTTCGACGTTGGGGCAGTCCGTGATCCGCTGTACCTCTTTTTTAGTAATGTCAATTTCTCCCTCAATCGTTTCAGTGATTACAATTGTTCTCGTCCTAGTTCCTAATACTCTAAATATCATTTGTTTCTCCTGTAAAAACCCCGCCGAAGCGGGGTTAGGTTTTAGCTTGAAAAAATCTTGGTGCCACGTCCCCCTTTGCAATGACAATCATCGGGACAAGCCTCAATGCTCGGCAACAACTCACTGTAAGTTAGTTGAAAGTTTTATCCACATTGTTAAAAAGCGGATGGGCATGACCCACCATCGACATTTTCATGATGTCAACGTTGACATTATCTCATATATCAAAAGTTAAGTCAATTAGTTTTTTTCTTCAACAAAATCAACAACTTACACGATCAACAAAATTGGGTTTCTTGCATTGGGTGCCACGCTTTTCTCGTTTTGGTTTCCTATGATTGTCTGACACGTTCGGTGAATTTGGTTGTCTCTTACACCTCGACTCGTTTATAAAGCTTGGTTTTCTCCTCTGGAATGACTCGTTTACATGCTTTGGTTTTCTCGGGTCGTCTGACTCGTTTACTCATCTTGGTTTTCTTCCATAAAATGACTCGTTTATGCGACTTGGTTTTCAATCTCCCTCTGACTCGTTTCTATAGTTTGGTTTTCTAGCGGTCCCTGACTCGCTCAAGTTTAATGGTTTTCTTGCTTCCGATGACTCGTTTATCCAGCCTGGTTTTCTCCATTATCGTGACTCGTTTTGTAACCGTGGTTTTTTCAATTAGAGTGACTCGTTTTAATTTCGTGGTTTTCTTATTTATCTTGATTCATGCAACCTTGTGATTGATCCCTAGCTTGGCTTTGCTGTACTCGTCCGCCACGGGGAGTCCTTCAAGTTTGCGCCACGCAGCGTATAGATCCACGAGGAATCGTTTGACCGTGTACCGGATCGCCATGTTATTAAGATGCGCCTTACTTTTCTCTTTATGCGAGGGCATGTGCGTGATCCGCGTTTTGTAGTTATCGTAGATATCCCGATAAGGCCCTTTGGTTTTCACGAACGACGGGCCGAGCACCCCGATCAATTTGGTTTTCACAAACGGATTAAAACTAATGCCTTTTTTGGTTTGTTCCTTACCCTCTTTATCTAGATATGTCTGGTCTATCAGATGCTCCTTTTTTCTGGATCTACCTGCACCGTTGACGACATCGAGTCCAGCGTAGGCCCATAGAGAACTTGGGTATTCTGCTTTGTGAATGTCGAAACTAGAAATAATAACTGCTGCCATCGTTGGACCGACCCCTTTCACATCTTCAAGAAACATACGATAGATTGGGAACTCTTTCACCAGATAGCTCATTTGTTTGAAGGCTGTTTCCTCCGCCTCACAAAGATTGACATACTGTTCGACCAGAGCAAATTTGGTGTAGTCCGAAATCAAGCCATGCGCCTTGAAGCGGCGCGGGGTCATAGCAGCAATGCCATCGGTAATTTTTTTATAACTCGTCCGTAGATTTGCCAGTAACAGTTTGGCATCTGGATCGAGGGTATCTTCTGACTTGCTAGGCTCCTGTCCGATTTCAATTTTGAAATTGGCAACAAGCGCGTTGCCCGTGCGGATACGGGTATGTTGCAGGTTATAGTGACCGTTCACGGCGGCTTTCAAAGCGGTGTGTTGTAAGTCCATAAGATTATCCTCGTTGAATGCGTTGCCATGCCTGATCGATTTCGTCAGCATCAAACGGCAACATAAAATGTAATCGGGTGGCGGCAGACTGGTCTTGACTAACGTGCTTCGCAAAGCGCACCACGGTGTCAATGATCATCACTGCGTCGGCGTAAGTTAAGTTTTCATGCACGGTGATTTCGTTGAACAAAACGTCTTCATTCATAGCTAGTCCTCTCTTGTTTTTCAAGCAGATATTCGGCGTGTGCCCACTGTGCGGCCTCGTAGATGTCTTGGTCCGCGAAATCTTCGTCGGGGCTAAAGGCATACGTTAGCATGCAAAAATGTCGCAGACCGCGCCGCACGTAATTACGCAAAGTGTAGCCATCGTCCCCAACGGCTCGTTCCAGATCGGGGTGTTGTTGTATCACCTCCTCCAGAACGTTTTTGAAATCGACCAAAAGTTTTTCGTTCATCTGTCCTCCTCTTCTTGATGGTGAATTAGTATGCAGGGTTATAGTATTCAGATGTGTAGGCATCTTTGAGTGCGCCTTGTATCTCTTTTGATACGTTGAGATAGGCAGCTACTATTGTCAGCACTCTGATTCTTGCCATATCAGCAGAGCTACAGTCGTACACAGAAAAGTTTCTTGTATTGCCTGTAGGATAAGCTTTGTACCTTCCGATCTTCCTCCCTTCTACATCTCCAATGGTAACGTAGCCTTCGTATTGGCAGCTTCCGTCACAGTCTTTGAATCTGTAAGTTTGTAGCTTGATAAACTTGTTAGACTCTTGTTCTATTTTGTTTTTGATTGTTTGATAATGCATGATTTATCTTGTTTGTATATTTTCCATAGCTTGCATTTCAGTTAAGTCGTAGTGTCCCCAAAAAATAGAATTGTCGTGATATTCATGTGTTGCATATTCACCAGTTCTTACTTTGCTGACTACTAGAACTCGACCATCTTCCTTTTCTAAAACAGTAATAAATTCAAATCCTGCTCTTTCTACTGTTTCAACTACTTTAGATATTTCTTTTATGTTCATCCTTGGTCATCCTGTAAAAGATATACCTACTTTATAGGAGTTTATAAGAGAATGTCAAACATACAGGCAAAAAAAAGCCCCGCCGAAGCGGGGCACGTTTTTCAACTAACGTTCTTTCGTTTGGGGACTTAGAAAGTGCATAAATAATAACGCCCTCGTCATCGTTACGCAACCTTTTCTGCACCTGCCTTTCTGGTTTGCGTGTAAAGCTCCTGCACTTTCCGCAACTGACCGCTGATTGTTCGGCCTTCGCGCTTTGCGTCCCGTTTAATCTGTTCATAGACCGCTTTGGGCACTAGAACCGATTTCCACCGCGTTGTATCCATGTGATTTCTCCCATATATATCTGCGATTTTATGGGAAAATATATGAGAAGTCAAAAAAACCCCGCTTTTGCGGGGTTAATACTCTTGCAGTTCATCATGGTTTAACTAGGAAAACACAAAAATCGTGCCAATGCAATCATTTTGCTTCGCCCCATGAGTCACCAATCTCAACATCGCACAGACTAGGCACCTCCAATGGCACCGCAGCCGTCATTATCTCAGCAATTTCCTCGGCTTCCGCTTTGTCTTTTACGGACATCGCAATCTCATCGTGAACCTGTAGCATCGGTACACGACCCGTCTTGTAAATATCCACCATCGCTTTTTTTGTCATGTCAGCAGCACTGGCTTGGATCAGGCGGTTCAGGGCCTTGTAGGTATAAGCGCGTTTCAGGCGCGTAGTTTCGCCATATTCTTTTACTGCATCTTTGTATGGCATCGCTTTACTCATGCCGAAAGTATCGGGTTCCCACAAATCGAATCTACATTTGCGACCCAGTATGCTACGGATCGAGCCACTCGCTGACCGATCATTCAATCGGTTCTGTACTCCCTGCATCAAACCCTTCACAAACGGCACACGGTCATGGTACTGCTTGACCAGATCCTTGGCTTCATCCACGGGGATATCTAGCTGTTCACTAAGCTTGTTAACCCCCATGCCGTACATCATGCCCAAGTTAATTGTTTTCGCCTGTTTCCGGTTAATTTTTGCCATCTCCGCTACCATCGTGTGAAAGTCAGTTGTGGCATCGTTCCGATAGCCGTCTACAAACTCCTGCACCCCCTCCAACGGGATTCCCCGCGACTGTCCATATATATGTGCATAGTGAACCAAGATCCGTGGTTCCTGTTGACTGAAATCTACCGCCGCCCACTGCTGACCTTCTTCCGGCAGAAACAAACTGCGAATCATCGGCCCAATCTCTGGATCTCTGGCGGGGATCTGTTGTAGGTTGGGGTTGTTCATGGAAATGCGACCTGATACGGTACCACCATCATCAGAACGAATTTGGTTAATGTGACTATGGATGCGGCCATCTGTGTGCGTGTGACGCATGATTGTGTTGATGAAAGTCCCGCTAGTCTTGTTCAGGTTCCGAGCGTTGAGGATGAGCTTCGCGAGTGGTGCCTGATGCTCTTGAAGAAAGAGTTTCGTGAACGACGGACTGCCATTTTTGGTTTGTGGGAATGCGATCCCGCACTTGTCGAAAGCTTTCGCGACCGACTGCGCTGCCCAAATCTCTACATCCATCCCGGCCATTTTCTTGATTTCTTTCAGGACAGCACGTTCCCTTTTGAGGATTTCATCTCTCGTTCGCTCAACGCGGTCAGT